TGTAAGTGCGAGAGCATACCAGCTGTCGTCGACTAATTGAACGGCATTCAGGTCGTTTACTACCGTATCTGAAGGCGTGTAAGGATTGATGATCAGCCCGAATTGCTTGCTCAAAATCCCATCCGATACGCCCAAGACAAATCCTGTTCCCGAGACGTTGGCTGTGATTTCAAAACTGCCGTCGAGGTTGTCCGAAGCGCTCACAGGGACGGCAGTCTGCGTTGAAATAATCTGAGTCAAAGCTACTGCGATGTCTTCATTTGTTTGCACTTCGTTTAAAGTAGTGTAAGTAAATGCAACTCCGTTGATTGTTACCGTGTAATCGGTGTTGGGATCGACCTGCGTGACAGTGACTCTTGCCTTATCCGGATTGACAATCGTCGAGCTTACATCAAGAGTGTAGGGGACTCCGGGCACATCGGCTGCTAAAGAAAATGTGCCGTCTAGATTGTCTGTCGCAGTAACTCCTAACGTGGCTGCATTGATTGCAGTGACCAAGGCTTCTGCGATCGATTCAGGAGAAACAGACTGAGTGGGCGTCGAGATTGCAGCCGTCGGCTGGCTAGCGCCTCCCGTTACAACCAAGGAATTTATGATTGCTGAAATGTTGGGCTTTCCGAAGACGTTGATGACGAGGTTAGATCCTGTAATGCTGACGGAATCGACAGCAGCGTTGGCTTCAAGAGCTGTTGCAATATCGTTCATTGTCGTGATTTGATCGGTATTGAAAGGAATTGGAGCCAGAGGAGTTCCGTTTAAGGTGATGGCGATGGAGTTTCCCGTAACAAAATTTGCGCTCATGGTCACTATGGAATTTTGAGCGGTAGGAGTCGAGGGGACTGTTATGTCGCTTCCATTGATCGTGGTGGTATAATTGAATGGAGACATGGCTGTTTCCACCAATATGGTAGCGCTGTCCACTGTTCTGCGCCCAATGGCTATCTGCTCAGGGCTGAGATTCTGGCTGAAAGCTTCCTGGGCAGCGATATATTCAAGATCAGTCGGAATGAAGTCATTGCCCACTGCCTGAATATTGCTATAGAATCTAATGCGATCATTAAACCGCTTATGAGTTCCCAAAATCATGAGAAGGCCAAAGCCAGCTTCCGAGACAGTTTGAGTATCTCTGGTGATCTGCACGTTTACGATGTCGCTTAATGGCATATTTTCTCCTATGGTATTGTGGTTGTGTGATCATAGACCACGCTACCGCTGGCATCTTGATAAATTTCTTCTACTTCCACGGTCTCAATCAGACCTAAATTGTCTTGGTAGTCTTGTCCGATTCTAAACAGGACATCCATGGCAGCTCGTTTTTCAAACCGCGAGTCCAAAAGCTCTGTAGTGTCGTTAATGCCGAAATGGTTCACAAAAACGATTCCATTGGCTCTTAGAGAGTCGAGAACGGTTTGCTTCTGCAGGCTGCTTCTCAAGTTTTCAAGGCGGGTAATGCAGTCGCCGCCGTAGGTTTGAATTTGCAGAGTGAATTCCCGGTCTCCGACCATATCGGCCAATCCAGCAGCATCAGCCCTTGGAGTGTAGTCCTCGCCGATTTGATTCAAGGGGCTGAGCAATAAAGTCACATACGGCTGCGCCGGGCGCGGAGCATTTTCATTCAAGAAAATAACCGAACAGCCGGGAGAATTGGCCAATGCCCAGGCATACAAATTGGTCTTTACCGTCTCAAAATCAAGCGGCATTCTTCCTCTCTCCGTATAAGACAAGAACCGAGTGGAGCTGATGCCCCTCCATTTCCATATTCAGCACATAGAATGTGTCGTATTTAATATCTAAAAGACGCCATGCGTTATCCTTGATTTCCTTTAGAAACTCATTCAATCTGGATTCCAGAATCGAATAGTCCGTTTCCGAGATGATTTTTGCTTTCATTATTGATCCTCCAGTCGCAAAACTATGTATTTATAATGGTTTACCAGACCCATTGCAGGGGCATTCTGCCATGGAAAGACCTGAACCACTTCAAAAGTCTTCCCGAAGAAAAGAACGAGATCCGGGTTCAGAGCCGCCACCGTATTGATGACAGCGGAAGTAAAAAGCTTATAGCCTTCCGAATCCCTTCTAGCTTCCGGCAGCTCCTGCATTTCTTCGCCCTTCATGGGCTGGATGCTGGATGTTATTTGAGTATCTGTGTAAGAGCCGTCGCTCCAGCGTCCATTGGTATAGCCTCCGCTTTGAAAGCGGCGAAGCGTGACCGGCGAGCGGAAGATCTCGAACGGCGACGTCATTTGAGCACCGCCTTATAGCGGACCGACTGAACCATCTGGCCGAAGTCGATCAAAGGCTTGGAGCTCTTTTTAATGGCAATAGTCCTTGGGGAATTTGGGGGAGAAACAATGGCGCGGATTTTTTGCACGATAAGCTTGGTCATCAGCTGCCCTATCAGGCCCAGAGATTGCTCCGTCGTTCTTTGTCCGTCTAAAATCTTATTGTATTCTCCTTGAATCGCCTTGTTGATCAATGCCTTGTTCTCATCGAAACTAGTAGACATGAACGGTCTGGCCGGGATGGTTTTCGTCCCGAATTCATTTTCTGCTGCTATCTGGGGAATTGAAAGTCCGGCAGTCTGCTTCCGCTGCCCCTTCACCTGAGCTTTAGTCACGGTTCCTTCTTGGAAACCGACTTTGACATAGGAGCCGTCCAGCAGAGAAACCTGCCTTTGGATTTCCTCGAAGCCTAGATCCTTATCCTTGACAACAGCACGCATTGATCACCGCAAAATTAGGGGGTAGGTTTGTTACAGTCGAACCGATGACGGTTCTCTTGATTAAGTCCTTGTACAGCCTGCCATATTGGGTAGCGTCCAAAATCGACGAATCCGGCGAGACGGCCAATCCAATGGAAAGCTCACCTTCGCTAAGATTAGTAGCGACTCCGGTTTGAGGACTTGTTTGCAATTGAAGCCAATGAGCCAAAAGATAAACGTAGGCCAGAACGCCGCAGCAAGATAAGACACGCTCATTGACCTGGCATCTCAACAAACCGATCATGGTATTGTAGTTGGCCAGCTTCGCTGGGTCGGTCGTATAGAACTGAGGCGCAATGACAAACAACGTATCAATTATCGTTTGACTTGGTATTGGATCCGAAATGCTCATTTTCCTCTTCCTCCGCTTGATGGGAAATTTTATGAAGCTGTTTTTTAGCTGCGTCCACGACCTTGTCTCGGCCGTCTTCATCGATGATCCGATTCAGATAGGCGTGGTCGTAAATTTGAGGGATGAGTTTCATCATCTCCTTAACCGACTTCTTCCCGTCCGCTTCTTTGTCCTGGGATTCAGGAATGATGACGATGATCCCTTCTTCGACCCTATGCTGGAACAAAGGGTGGAGGAGGAGGGCTTTGAGTTCGCCCTCCGGAATCTCGTTGATCCCTGGCATCAGGCGGCTGGTGAAGTTACAATAGTAGACGTTCTTACCGTTGTACTTGACTAAAGCCATTAGATTCCCTCCCCGATGGACAGTGAAAGCGGATAGTAGATTATGATTCCGCCGTAGCGAGATTCGCAGTTGATGATGAACTCAAGTCCGCGTTCTTGAGGCGGATATTGAGTAAACGGCATTGGAATCTCCATCGTGAGCTTATCGGGATTCTTCTCGTAAGCGATCATGATGTCTACGCCTCCGGGGCCTGCTCCTTTCAATTCAGGAACCCAGTCCACAGTCGTGATGAATGGGTTGTTCTGAATGAAATACTCCAAAATCGTCGTATCGCTGTTAGCTGAACGAGGAGTTGAAGAGATCAAAGTGTATTGATCGATAGGAAGGATCAATGTGTTAGGCATTTCAACCCCGTTCGTGAGGGCTACAATGCCATTTGACAATTGGTTCATATCGCGCAAGATTTGATCCGGCGTTTTTGTCGTCCAAAGGGTAGAACCGCCAGTGCCATCGGCAGGTACGGAAGCCGCAGGGATATTAGGGTTATTGGTCAGACCCAAAATATTGGCGGTATTGTCTCCAAACCAAGCAAGCCTGTTTACCTTTTGGTCGTTGGCTCTTCGAGTGGCATTGGCTTGACGCTGTGTGAGGCTTCGGCCTACAAACATCGCAGCTCTGATCTCCTGCATCGAATAGCCATAACTAGCTCCAATGGATTTCACTGGAGTGATGAATTCCTTACCGCGGATATCGCAGCGGGGGAAGTCGTCGGCATAGCTCGAAATGATCCGGGCAAGACCGGTTTCTTCAAATGATTGGTACGTGATCGATTCCGCACCCGGGCCGGCCTCTGTGCTAACTGGAATTAGCTTGATGGCTTTGAGGGGAGGGAACTCAATATCGTACGATTTTGATTTTATGTACTCGAGCTCGCGCGCAAAGAACGCTGTCTCTGCCGAGTCGAGATTGACGCTAACAATTTTATCCATTTTACCTTCTCCTTAGTTCGGCAAGTTGATTTCTAACGTTGCAACAGCGCCTGCAGTAGCTCCGACCGTGTATCGAGCAGTTGGAAGCGCAATAGCTCTTCCGCCGTCTGAATCCGCACGGAATCCGCCTGGAAGCAGAAGTCCATTGGCTGCGAATCTCCAGTAAACCGGGCTGTCGCTTGTCAGGTTCTGTTCTGCCGCCACATAGATGCGCCCTCTAGTAAGCAGAGATACGCAGTCTCCCTGGAAATAAATCGGATTTCCGAAAGAACCGAGCTGGTTCAATGGGTTCGGTTTATTTTGAGTTCTTGCGCCGACTCCGTAGAAGGTGTCCTGCGTGGTGTTTGTTATAGCGGCTGTGGCTTGCGATGCACCGCCTGTCACTGCGAACGAGTTGACAATGGCTGTGAATCCCTCTGTGGCTGTCACGGTGAGGGTATGGTTGCTTGGATCGCTCACGACTGCAGAAGCAATGTGAGGCTGAGCCAAGATCGCAGCTGCGATAGCGTTCATCGTTGCAGCGCTAGAGGTTGCAAACGTAATAGGAGCTAAAGCTACTCCATTGATGCTGACATTGATCACGTTGCCAGTGACCAAATCGGCGCTTATGACAGTAGTCGATAGATTGGACTGAGGGAGGCGGACGACGTAATCTTGGCCGATTACTTTTGCCAGTCCGAGACCCACGTTAAAATTCTCAAATGCTATCGGAGAGAGGACGTTTTTAAAGCCGGAATCGGCTAAAAGACCTACGCTCCCGACATCCATTAAAAAGGGATAGCTTAGTTGTGGCATGGTATTTTACCTCCGGGCTTGAAACCATTTTTCATTTTGTCGATCATGGCTTGGCGGGCTCTGGAAGAGTCGGCAGGCTGCTGATGATCGAGTTTAGTTCTGTATTCGACTGGGGTCGCAATGACTTGGGAAGGAGCCGGTTCCATGTCTTCAAGCAGAGCATCGAATCTCGCTTGGATATAGACCGCGGTTTTCCCGTCTAGATTTGCGTTTTTCTGGCGTGCTTTGATGACTTCTTTCTTGATCTCCAAGTCGGACATGTCGTCAATTCTGGCCAAGGCTTTAGAGTCCAGAACGCTTTCTGCAACTTTTTGCAGTTTGACGCGTTCTCTAACGAGAGATCTGATAAATGCAGCGTCCATGTTGTTGTATTTGTCATTCTCTCTTTTCTCTTTATCCTGGGGCTTCATGGGAACGCGCTCGCCGTTGGGAGCTTTCACAGGAGTTTCATGGGTTGCATAAGGATTTTCCTTAGACATGTAGCCCACTTCCTTCTCTTCTTTTTCCTCTCCCTCGTCTTCCTCTTCTTCGAGGTCGACATCCCCATTTTTTATCGAGCTTAATTCAGCCGACAGCCGATCTCTTTCTTCGGCTATCCTGCTTCTTTCTGCCTCGAGATTTGCGACGCGGGCAAGCAGCTGCTCAACTTGATTAGCTACATTGTCCTCCATCAAAATCTCGTCATCGTCAATTTTGACTTTCCTTTTAGCCATATCGGCCTCCTCTATTAAGATTTCTTCTGCATCGAAACTGTCTAATGCTATTCTTGCCTCGCTGCCTGCTCGGGCGTTGTCAACAATGCTTAGGTGGTTGTATTTGATATTGGTCTGCCGGAAGTTGTAGGGCTGGCCATCGTAGCTACCTTCTTCCGGGATGAGATCGACGGTATATCCTAGAGACAGCTCTCTGCGGTTTCTTTCGGTAACGTCCTTGATGCTCGCAAGATCTGTGATCACCAAATTAGATAGGACGAACTCGCCGTCTTGGGTAATTGTTTCCCCTGTGTATCCAATGGCGAGACGCTTGGCATTTTCAGCCGATACAAGGCGTTCTTGAGGATGCCCATTTGTCACAGGAATCATTTTCATGCTGTCCAGGCTGTCTGTTTTGAAAACTTCGTCTGGATGGCGCAATTCTTTGCGGATTGTTCCGTCGGGATTTTTATAGAGGAAAACGCCGGTGCGGGTGACTATGGCATTGGCTTTGATATATCCTTCGTCTGTAATGAAGGCATCGCCCTTGACCTGTCCTCTATCAAAACGAGCAACATCGTTTAACTTCATTTTTCCTCTACCCAAAAATCAAATTGTTAGAATTTCAACCTCTTCTACGCGAAAAGGTTGGCTAACTGGTAAATGGATGGTTGGATAGCTGGGTGTATGGTTTGCTGGAAATCTTATTGGTTGGATAGAAGAGAAGATGGGTCTAGATATCCAAGAGTCCTTCTAAAACTGGAACAGCAACGCATCGGCAATTTATATCGGTTCCCGGATGGCCAGTATCTTTCGGAGGGCTGTCCCAGCGAAATTTCTTTCCATCATGGGCTTTATGGGTAGGACGAACTCTTTCATCGCCTGCCGTTTGCCAGATGTATTCCTCGACGCCTAATTCCTGCTGCCTGAGCTTCGTCAAGCTTGCATTCAGTTTGGACGTCTGGTCCCGCGCAATCAAACGCGCGCGCCGTCTAGTAATTCCGAATCTTTCTTGGATGGATTGAGTCATTGAGTGAAATCTGCTTCCTTCCTGCAGCCCTCTCTCGATGATCTGTGCGACCTGTTCGAGTTCTTGCGCTGGAAGAGAGCGGATTAATTGAGCATTTTGGCTGGCAAACAGTTTTAACTGATCCTCCAGCCAAGGCTGATCGATAAAAATATCAATCCCGAATACGGAATTGTTGATTCTGTCGAACTGCCTTTTATTATACCTGGCGACTTGTGCGCCAATTATTTTCGATTCCGCTATGGTTTCTTCAACTTTACCCTTTATAGCGTGTATTACAGAATTTATCAACCTTTTTAGTGTTTCTGAAAAATCATCGCCCCTTGCCCGGGAGCTCGGATAAAGCTGTTCCACCTCTGAAATCAGAGAGGGGAGAGCGGGGATGATGATCTCTTTAATTTGTTTTTTTAATTCATTTGTCAGCGAAAAAAGCACTCTCGTATATTCCCGTTCTTGGGAAGAAGGCGGATGCCATTTCGGAGGCTTTTTCATTTTCGCGGCCTGCTGTTTGCTTAAGCGCCGCTGTTTAATTTTAGCAATCTGATCGACTGAAACCATGGCTATACCGTTGATCGATATCTGATTCCCGTGGGCATGAAATCAGGTCCGATGCCTGGAGGCGGGGTTTCTTGAGCCTTTTTCTCTTGCTCCAGTTCTGCAACTTCTTCCGGATCGAAACCGCCCTTCCGTCCTTCCAAATCCACTTCTGTATTCATAGACCAGCGGTTGCCGCCGAAACGAGAAACAGCCACTTCAGCAGGATCAAGAACTCCTCTGTCGAGATAAATGGCGTCTGTTTCCGCGACGATTTTTCTGACGATGGCTTCCTGTTCTTCGGTATTCTGCCATAAGGGGACGAACTGGACGGACCAATTATCCGGTTCGATTCCGGCGAAGGGTCCGTTTTTGGAGAGCATGATGTAGCGGGTAAGCTTTTCAAGCACTGGCTTAAGTTTGTTTTCCTGCTCTTGCTTGACCATATCGTAGAAGTTTCTAACATCATTATCTCCGGTAGCATTCAATCCGGCTGCGCTTCTTCCGAAGAGCAGGGATGTCGGGATGCCAGAGACCGCAGATAGAGCCAGCATAAAACGATCGAGAAGCTCAGGGATTCCAGAGATATTGGTTGAAGCCTTTTCATATTTCTCCTCAGCATCCAATATCATCGTATTGGTTGCTCCTTTGGTTAAATTCAGCAGATCGAGGCGTTTCATGACTTGATTGTCGGCGCACTGCGAAGCGATTAATTCGGCAAGATTGGGAATTGAAAGAGTGTAGTTGACGAAGTCCTGCATGATCAGCCCTGCATTGGCAAAGGCTGTCGAGTAATTGCGGAGCTCGTCATAAATCGATTGGATGAGAGGATCTCCCCATCCATTATTGAAATTCTGCTGTCTTGGAGGCAGCAGCGACCAGTCTACGCGGAGAATTCTGGAATGATGCACATAGAAGAGAGCTCCTGTCCGCGTATCGTTGACCGTATAAACATTAGGAAAGCCGTAATTCGGACTGTTCAGATCTTTTTCAAATGTTCCGTCCCGGCTGAAAGATTGATAGCGGTCGAAAACATGGAGCCATTTTATATCCCTGATGTTCCTTTCATCGACAGGTTCTTCCAAAGGAAGCCCGTCGGCAATGCCCATGACGCAAAGAGCTCCTCCATACAGCCTGGCCCATCGCAGCAGTGTGATTAAATTGAAATTGGTTTTGATGGACTCCATTTTGCGGTTGATATCCTGGCTGGAATCTCCCTCGATTTCCCATCCCTGCCTCACCATTTCGGCTGGGACGATGTCCATAATCCTGCGTGTGACGCCGTCCGATCTGTATAATTGATCCAATTCGGCCTGTTCAAAGATTCTTTCCAAACGGAAGTGGGCATTGACGTTTTTATCCCGTCCGCGCATCCCAAGGCCGGTCAGAACATT